CTGCATCTTGTTCAGCATACTCTCCAACATACATCGCCGGTAGTTTATACATCTCTGCTTTGTGATCGATGCCCCAATGCGCTGCAGTTTCCTTCAATACAGCCTCATTTTTGCCGATTCCGACATAATCACGACCCAAACTACCTAAATCGTATCTAAAGCGATTCTCGTCCACGAGAGAGCCAGCAATCATGGTATCTACTATTCTACCCTCTATTTTAAGGCCCATAGCCCTAATCCAACATACATCGTACATTGCATTGTGAAATATCTTAACTCCAGGTGTTTTTAGTACACCTGTAAACCATTTGATGACCATATTCTTATCCATGTTACCACCACCTTCATGTGCGATAGGATAATATCCGGACCAACCCTCTACAGCTACAGCTATTCCAACTACTGCACCATTACCTATGACTGAACCTGAACCTGTTGATTTTAAACCTGGGTCCTTAGTCTCTAAGTCAATTGCAATCTCATTATACTTTGATAAGTCTGGAAAAGATTCTGGTGGTAGCCACTCAGTTTGAGGTTTGAATACAGGTTTCATTTTTTAGTATCTTTCATTTTTTTAATTTCTAGATCACAGTAGTGTTTGATCTTCTCTAAATCTTCTATACCATTTTTGTGTAAATATCTACAAACATATTTCACAACGTTGCCCTGAAAGAATGATAGATCATTCTTTGAAATAAATTCATATGGTTGAATATAAAATTCTTTGTAATGAGATCCCCCTATTTGTTTGTCTTGTGGAAACGCTTCGTCCCAATCTTTTTTGTTTGTCATAGATTATAAGCCTTCTTTGTTTGTGGTTCGATTATATATAAATTCTTTTCTGTTCTTGTGCAGGCAACATAAAATAATCTGTGCGTATCATCTGGATCTTTTTCATAATCAATAAATGCTGCACCAGCCAAGTCTGTTATTACAACTACATTCTCTCGTTCATTACCTTTAACGCCATGTATAGTTGATATACTAATTCTAGGATTTTTATTTAGATCTTCTCCTGATCTAATTAATTTTTTTATTTTCTTTATGTCTTCGTCACCTACTTCATCTAATGCTTCATCCCATTCAGATTCTGTTTTAAGTCCATACTTTTCTTTCAATGTATCAATATCATAGAAACCATCTTTAATTATTGTTTTAAATAACTTTGGATCCCAGTTATTTTTAGTCATCTTAGCAGCAATTTTTTTGATATCATTGTAGTGAAGAGGTACACCTTTTCGTAAATCATTCCATTTTTGTATTACCTCATGAATATTTTTTACTCTTGGTACAGCGTTTCTTCTTTGCCAATATAATTCTTTTTCATCTAGTATGTTTCCAATACCTGCTAACATATAATTAGCTTGTGCTAATACTAACCATCTACCGTGTGAAAAATCTACTTCATGAAGATCACTGCAATAGTCAACAGAGCCTTCTTCTTGTTTTGGTAGCCATTCTTTTTCTACTCTATTGTGTACTTTTTTTATTATTTTGTTTGCAAGTGCAAAAGGTTTTTGTGGTACCCTTTGTGACTGATCTAATACCGTTCTTTCACCTTCTAAATTTATAAATGTACTAACGTGTGCACCATTCCATCTGTATATAGCCTGATCATCATCACCTGATATGTATGAGTCTTGGGATTTCTCTTCTATCTTTTTAACTAATTTCCATTGTACTAAACTTAAATCTTGTGCTTCGTCTACAAACATAACTCTAAGCTTTGGTGATTCACCACTTGCTATAAATTTATCTAGCATATCTGGAAAGTCAATCAAACCATTCTGTTCTTTATAGTTTTCTAACTCTTCAACTATAATTTCTAATTTATTTAATTGTATTTTAGAATTGTTAGTTAAGTTATAAAATTTTATTGGGTCCATTTCTTTTGATCGTGCTAAGTTTATTAACTGTATGTATGGATCTGGAGAATAGAATATACCCTCGTAATCTTCGTCCTGTCTTGCACCTTCTAATTCTATTTGCATCTTCTCTGATAATTCTTTGTAATGCTTTGGTTGCATTACCTGGTTTCTGTTTATACCAAGTTGATTAAAACAAAATGAATGTAGTGTTTGAAAGTATGGTACATCATTAAAAGATAATTTAAATTTATCTACTGCTCTTTGTTTACCTTCTTGTGCAGCGTTCTTACTAAATGTAAAATAACCAATCTTATCTGGTGGTGTGTTAGCTAAAAATTTTTCTATGTGTCCTAGTAGAGTATGTGTTTTACCTGTGCCTGGTGGTCCATATATTATTCTTCTCATTTATCTGTTGACTCCTTTATCATATTTCTTAAACGTGTATTAAATTTAATCTCTTCGGAAGTTTCTTGTCTATGTTCTCCTTTATTTATTAATTCTAATTTTGCATTTTTTTTATGGTACTCTCTAAAAGCCTCACATATGGCCATTCCTTTTATATTATCTTTATCAAATCTTGCTCCATCACTAGGATAATATTTTCCAAAAGGTCTTATATAACTTTCAAAATCTACTCTAGAATGTATTTTCATAACTTGATCTGCAAAACCTAACATTAAATTTATAAAAGTAGTGTCCTTATGATGAACTTCATGAACACCTGATTGACCATCATTTTCATAATATTTAAAATCTATTATTTGATCCTCTATAGATCTTCTAAACATATTCATTACAAAATTTCTATCGGAGGCATTGTCATGGATTTTAGGCGAACTAAAACAAACGGGTCCGTTAATTACAGATGGATTCGATAGGTATGGACGAAAACAACCACTAAAATTTTTATTCAAATGAAAATAAAAAGTATCCTCTCCCCATTTTTCTCCAAAAGCATATTCTATACAAACAATATAAGGCCTATATGACCTCCATCTATCTGGTTTTCTATAATATCTATCCATTAAATTTATAATATGATTACAATGGTATTGATCTAAATATCCTCTATTCATTGTTCCTCTAATTTTGGTAAAAGCTTCTCTTGCACCATCTCCATATTTTTTTGATTTTTTCTTAGTGTGGTATTCTTTTCCGTATATGATGTATGGTTTTTTATCTCCTAAAAAGTCTAATTGTTTTGGTAATTCTATTTGACCTCCCATTGACGGCGGTATAGTTGTTAATTGTTCAAAATTTATTTCAGTCATATAGCGTGTACCAAGTAAGCTGCTATACAAAGAACAGTTATTAAAGCTACATCTTCCATTAATAATTCTCCTGTTTAAATGTTTTTGGTTTATATGTTTCTGTCTTCTTATCGAACCTTGCTACAACAAATACAGATATTTTACTTTTACCTACACGTTTAGTTGTACATTTTAAATCATCTTTTAACATTTGTGATGTTCTCTGGTATGGAACTCTCCAATGTTTTCTTGATAGATAGTTATTAAAGAAGTTATCAAATACAAAATGATGAAAGCCATCTTTAGTGTAAGTACCGCCATTACGTAAATCTTCATAATCATCTTTTTGTATTCTGTTTACACAATAATCTTCTAAGTAATTATTTAATATATCTTTGGTACTTGTACCTTCTGCAGGTTCTGTAATTTCAGCACCATTTAATAGTATTGTGGTAATTTTTTTCCAATCGCCTGTTTTTAGTGTTGGTGGATTTATTCTCAATTGTTTTATACATTCCTCTTGAAATAAAGTTTGATTAGCTAAATGTTTTGCTGAGTCCAAATATAATCTATCTCCATCTACATTCATGTAATAGTAAGGTTCTTCCAGATTAACTACTTGTAGATCAGTTAAACCTGGAAATGTAACTTCTTGACCTATACCAAATTTTCTAGACTTACATAATTTTTTATCACAAACATTACACATAGGTTCTTCATTACATTTGTAATGAAAATCATTTTTTTCATTATTTTTTATTTTAGCAGTAATTATTTTTTGATCTAAAGGTGTTTTAAAATGTTTATAATTAAATTCAAAAATTTTATCTTGCCAATTTTCTGGCCACTTTCTTTTAGCATAAATAATATATTGATATATAACTCTATCTCTACCATCTTCTAATTTATCTTGAGTTAAACTTTCTATACATGGTGGCCCATCATCAAATTCAGATTCTGGTCTTTTAATTTCTATTGTGCTGATGTCTTGTTGTTTATATCTTTCATAGAGTTCAAAAAAAGCATCTATACTAGCAGCTTCACCATCCTCCATAAAGGCATATCTTGTTGTCTGACCACAATTAAAGTATGGTAAATTTAAAAAGTTTCCTGTATCATCTTTTGATTTCAATTCTCTTTGTTTTGGAAAAACTTCTGATCCACCATAACCCAATACAGATCTTATCTCATTTAATTTATCTTGCATCAAACCTGCTGATACATAATCTTCTGTAAATAAAAATACATGAGCACCACCAGACTTTGATCTACATACCACTAGTGGTAATTGAAATTGTTTTATCTTGTTAATTAATTTTTTGTGATCAAACTCTGCGTAAGAGTCAATGTCAATACATCCCCACTTACACTTGTTATCATCATTGATTGGTATAATACCTAAACTGTCAGCACCATCTAAATGCTTTTGCCACAACTCATCGGTGACTGGTTCTCGTTTAACAAACGATTTACCTTTGATCTTATTACCGTCGCCATTTGATTCACCAACTAAAGTGACACCATGTGCACGGTCTAATCCATAAAATATATTTTTAAATCTTTCTATCATACAAAATAAAAGTGGGCGTTGCCACTCTCGCTTAGACGCCCACTACCTAGGATACTGGTTAGTAGTTCGAAGAACCTTTTGTTGTTTCTTCTGATCCGTGCTTAGCTTGGATTTCACCTTTACCTACTGATTCTGCAAAAGATTTAGCCATATCATATACAGCTTTGTCTGTTACAGGACCAACTTTAGATACATCCCAACCAAACCATGTTCCTTTGTCATTAGACATCTGAACGGTAGATAGATTATAAATGTGGCTATAAGTAGGCGGTGTGAATAAACCGTTTTTACCTTGCATCTTGATACCCATCATCATTGAGTTCCATTTTCTACTAACTTTAAGTTGAGTAGACTTCATAGAAATCAAAGCTGTCTGTGGGTTATCCCCAAGAGTCAATACAAAATGACTAGCAGTATTATCCAGATAATTACCATTTGGTAATCTGTCTTTATAATCCTTACCTCTAGTCGTCTGACTTACAATATCACTATCTGCATCGTGAATTGCAACAGGTGCACCTGTACTGGTACCTCTGTCTTGCCATTCGATGTACTGTCTTTTGTAATGAGCCGGTACAACTTGTATAGTGTCATACAGTTCATTAGTTACAGTATTTATTATTTTGCCAGGTTCTGCACCCTCGACATATTTACCATCACGCTTGTTTACTTCTGGTGATAGTTGGCCCAAAATTTTTAAGAAAGGCAACGCAAGATCTTCTTGCGATATATTTTGAGCGCCTTGTGCTGCATCAGCTTCCATATCAAATGTTGCTAATGCTCCTTCTTTTTTTTCTGTTACTTGGTTCATGTTTATTTGTTCCTTTTTATTGTTGTCTTATTCTCTGAGAATACCCCAAAGATTTCCGTTGGCATTTCTTTACCCGCCTCAATACGCTCACGGACTAGCGCTTTCAAAGTCATGGGTTCAACCTTCATCTTTTGTGTCGGTTGAAACCCTTGACCTTTCGCAAGTTCAGCATAAGATGCTGCCTTGTTATCCTCGTTACGACCAAATGATACCAAGATCTCGTTCTTAATAATATCACCTAATCCATTGTTACGAAGCCAGTTAAACGCCGCTTCTTTATTTGCTTCTGTAATAGTAGCACGATACGACGTTGAAACTTTAAGATGTGATCCATCTTGTAGTTTTAATTCTGCTAAACCCATCTCGGACATCATGGTTGGTATAACCTCACCTGATATACGTTGGTATTCTTTTTTTAAATCTTTTATAT